CCATTAAATCTTGCTCAGCTATACCGTCAGTATTGAGCAGGAAGTTTATATCAAAATTATCAACCGCTAAATCATTGGTTGACCTTACTGAACTCGGTGCAAAGCTACTGTTTGATTTATACATAAGTCCGTCGATGGCTAAGTCATCATGATGCTCCGTAAAACCTAACATTTGTACTGGTGGTTTTGGAGTTAACTTCCAGCATAATGTGAGAGTTGCTGTAGGTTGCTGCAAGTGCTGCATTAATGTAGGAGGTATTTTTCTCATTGGGCGCCCAATTAAACGCGGATTTCGATTAAACTCAATTGCTGTATACTGCTGACCTGATAGCTATCGCTGCTAATGCTCAAGCTATCTGAAGCAAAACGCACGGGCACATCAAATTCAAAACCTGCTGTGACGATTTCATCTGCTTGCGGTAAGGTATGAAACGAGCCATTGCCTACATAACTGTCAACACCTTCAAAGCTAGGTACAACTATTGTTATGGTTTCTGGCGTTGCCGCTACCACAGAAAACCTCTGCTGATTCAATGCTGGCACTCCTGGCATACCATTTATGAAAACAGAATCACCTGCGACCAAATTATTGATTGCCGATAAAATGAGCTGCTCTTTGCTGGCATCATAAGATAGAGCTGTAATGGCTTCAGTTTCATCAGGCTTAAAAATCAATTGTCCATTTGTATAATCACAGTGCCAGCGATTATCTGTTATGCCATTAATTGCCACTTGTACAGTATCGGGTACTGGTTTATGAATTGGTCGTATGGTTGCTAGCTGCTCATTACTACCAACAAAATACGTTTTTGCTAATTGGAAGCAGGTATTTTTTCCATCCACCTTTCCAATAATTTTTTGGTCAGTCTTACTAATTTCTTGTCTTATCGAGCAAGATTTATAATCATTTGGGTCTTGAAATCTAAAACCATGAGCTTTTCCCTTTACGGCATGGAAAAAGTAGAGTAAATTTTCTACTGTTTTGCTATCTTTTGCTACATAGGTAAGCTGGTACTGATGTTTTGGGTAACTCCATTGGCTATTGGCTTGCTCCCAACCTGATATTTGCTCGATAACTTGGGTGCAGTATTGCGGACCGCCAATCAGACCATAGTTAATATCAAGAGGAAAGCGTGGTGATTCGATAAACATAATTATAACGGATAGTTTTTATAAAAAGGTTTAATTATGAATGCTAAAGAAAGAGCATTATTAACGGCATGTAAAAGTGGCACAGAATTCCCTCTTGAGCTATTGACTGACCCTATTGTTGATATCGATGTGCAAGATGAATTTGGAAGAACCCCTTTGCATTTAGCGATTATAAGAAACAATACACCATTAGCTGAAAGAATCTTACAGGCAGGGGCAAATCCTAATATTAAAGATAATTTTGAATCAGCACCTATCCATTATGCTGTCATGTGTCTACAACAGGAGGCTATAGATTTACTTCTTACCTATGGTGCCAGTATTAAGGTGACCGATTCAACAGGTCAAACGCCTCTTGAATTAGCCGCTTCTACTGGTCATTATTTACTTGCCTTACATATTAAAAGAACCCACCGCTTACACAAAGTAGAAATGCGACAAATGCGTGCAGAGATGCAGCAGAGGCATGCAGAGATGCAGCAGATGCGTGTAGAGATGCAGCAGATGCGTGTAGAAATGGATAATTTAAGAAACATTAACAGTAAGCAACAAGGGCTTCTTGAGCTACGGCAGGCTGTTATAATACAGCAAACACAATTTATTCAATATCAAAAAGGTTTAATCCAGAATGATACCCATCAGCTCCAACAGGATAATAACAGTCATGAAATGCCAACGCCGTCGGTGACAACAACATCTATATCTTCCATTCCACCTCCAAACTATTTAGGTACACCGAGCCCGCCTTTCTTTTTCAACAGCAAGATGTCGCCACCCAGTTCATCTTTAGCACCTATACAGCCTGGTAATTCACCTCAATCACAAGTTTCGCCTCGCAGCCCGCTCTAATTGCAGCTTAATACTCGCCGCGATATTGCCTTCACTACGCCTAAAGGAATCCACATCCGGTGTTTGAATGTAATTGTTAATGACTATGGGATTGCTGCTAAGCTTACCATTTGGCACAATGCTACCGCTTTGCTTGGGTAGAAATAACTCTGGTCCTTTTTCACCGACAATATACGCATTACCTGCGGTAATACTCCCGCCATTTGCTCTAAATCCACCAAAGCTCTTAAAGCTAAACAGCTTGCCAAAGCCGTCACCTAGAAATTGGTTCAGTAAACTGTTGCTACTTTTGAACGCTGAACTTGCAGTGCTACCAAATAGCAGCTTGCCAATTTCAGCAGATGCCGCATCTGCAGCCATGGCTGATAGCGCATTTCCAAACGATTTAACCATCCCGCTAAACCCTTCTTGCAAGCAAGCAAAGAAGCTATTTTTAAAGATGTCCGTGATTTGTCGCACATGCTCTTGCGCATGTTGCTCATTGTCTTTAAGCGCATCGCTAAAACCAGTATTATCTGCGAGTTCTTTCTGAAAAGATTGTAGTGCTCGCTGATACGTAACATGGCTGATTAAGCCTTGCTGTAATAGCTGGTTAATTTCTTGTAGATTTGTCGTATAGACTTCAAACGGTGAGCGCATTTCCTCAGTCAGTCGTTTAGCATCTTCTAGTGCTTTTTGATGTGCTTTCTCTGCTTGTGTTAGCTGGTGCGTAGCATTAACTGCTTGGCAACTGTTTAACGCGAGTTCTTTAAGCGCTGGGCTATAGTTATCCTTTATCACTTGACTGGTTTGCTTCAGTGTCGCTTGATGCACTGATCCATGATGATTTAACTCATTTAATTGCTCACCAAATTGCTGCGGAGTATGAAACAATGAGAGCTTGACATTATCTGCGGTTTGAGCCGCTTCTTTAAATGCTTGACCAATGTTGCCTGGCAAATGGCTCCATAGTTTAAATAATTGTTCCACTGTCATCACTATCGTTGCAATGGCTAGAGCTACGGCTTGCTTAGTATAAGTAAAGGCAATCGCCGTTTTTTGTGCCGCAACAGGTAAGTACTCACTTAAAGTTTCAGCAATCCCTGCTAAAGCAGGTGCGCATTGCACCGCTAGCGTATTCGCCAATCCATGAAAGGCGGTTTTAAGTCTAACCAAAGCCTCATGCGCCGCTGCCATATCATGAGCGGCATTCTCAGTTAGCGTCAATCCTAATTTATCCGCTTCATTCCTAGCGTCTCGTATCCCTTGTGCGCCATTAGCCAGAATCGGTATCAACTCAGCGCCTTGCTTACCAAATAAGCGCATGGCTATTCGTACTCTATCAGCAGGGTTTTCGACTTTAGAGAGTGCATCGGCTAATACCTCAAACTTCGCTTCAGGTTTGAGCTGATTGAGTTGGGTCGCCGATAAGCCGAGCTCTTGCAGCACGCTAGAAGCTTTACCCATACCAATCGCGGCTTCCGACACATTCTTGGTCATAAACTGCCAGCCGCGGGTTAAGCTGTCGAAGGATACATTTGATAGTTCTGCCACATGCTGGTATTGCGATAAGGCTTCCGTACTGGCACCTAAGCGGACAGATAGCTTCTCAACATGCTCACCTGCTTCCAGTGCGCTGTGTATCATGGCTCCAAAGCCTGTGACACCTATTAAGCCGAGTAGTTCACTCTTGAAAGATGTTAAATGCTGCTGTATACCACCTAAGCTACGTTGTAAGGAGGCAAATGCTTGCTTAGTGTGGTCTTCTGCAGTAATAACGAGTTTAGCATCTTTTGCCATCTTATTTGTTCTCGTGCTTATCTTTGATAATCTGAAAGTATGCCAACCAACCCATGAACTCAGCAATGGACATGTTTTGTATTACTGATAGCGGTTGGGATAATTTCTCTCCTAATGCATAGCAACAAAATAAATCGCTATCCGCTATGAGCTTTTTTTAAATGCATCCACAGTTAGCGAATTTGCTTCTGAATTTTCCTTATCGCTGGACGCTTGTCCATCGACTTCACTCATCTGTTTGATAATATTGCAAACCACCACAGGTGAAATATTTCTTAGCATTTCTGTTCTATCGACACTTCGAAATATCGGCTGAGCGTTTTCATCTATGCAGCGCAGAATTAAGATATCAACAAAAGCTTCCACGGTTTGCTGTAAACCTAGTGCCACCACTTTGCTGTAAGTATGTACGGGTAATGCCGCTAGAGGTCTAAAATACAGCTTAGCTGGCTTATCCTTCTCACCCCATTCGGGTATTTCAATACAATGTAATCCTTGACCTTGAATTAATTCGCGAAAGTGCTGCTTTGCATGTTCTAAAAGCTGTGACATTCAATCCTCCTCATATCATTAGTTTGTACTTATATTACTATTTTTTGCTTACCTTACTTAAATGGAGGCATATTTTATGCTAATTCTTACCTTAGCAGCCTCTAAAAACCAACAGATTAATCAGTATCTTGAGCGAAATTAAAGCTACGTGGTAAACTTGTCTAATAGCAGCTTTAGTCTGCTTAGGAGGAGAGATGAATATCATAAAAAGTTATAGTGATAGTGGCTTTCCTTATGGTTCGACGAGGAGATATCAACTATACCAGTTAGGAAATGATGCACTTAATCAAGGCCATTTAGCGAGCGCTCTTAAGTGGCTTAGCTTGGCAGCCACGCCTGACCCTTCTGGAAATACTTCTCCTAGAGACCAAAAACTACAGGCAAAAGCGACTCGTAAACTTGAAGCACTCAGAAATAAAATAGCAATGGATGAATTTCAGAAAGCACAAGAAACGAGAGCCACTTTTGATGAGTCTAAACTTCGTACTATATAACAACTTAAGGCAATGTTATGATTACCCTATACTACCTACAAGATAATAATAACCCACAGATTAAAGAAGTAGCACTGTGCTGTAAAGGGCAAATGGGGACAGATAGCGACTCTCTTTATTTCTACTCCTTTGGGTTTAATTCTCCTATCTATCATGAAGCACCTTATTCACTCGCTGAGACTCTATTAAGCCGTTACAAAATTCTAAAACAATTAACGTTGTCGACTAAGGAAGAGTCAGTTAACAAGGAAGGTTTGTCGACTGCTTTGGTGATTGCGTGCTGTAAAAAGTACCTTAATGAGGTCCATGATGTTAATCATGCTTATCGTTATGAAGTACAAGAGCGCTCATCCAAAACTTATGCATTAGGGTTCATTTTTTTAGAAGCAGGGCTTAAATCAAACATTAAAATACCGCTCAAACTTTTAAGCTGCCAAAGCATTGAAAGCTTTATCGAAGTGCTTCAAGAGCTGGCAAATAAAATTAACCCTGCAGATAACCTAGACTCATCCACTTCCCAGACAATTGGCCATTCATTCCCTTCCTTTTAAGACGATATGGCAATAATTAAATTGCTGGCTCCTCATTCAAAGCGCCACTGCCTTGAAAGTTAATGCTTGCCTCTAGCAATCCCGAATGGCTACCTGTATGGTCAAGTCCTGTCACAATCGCTGTACCCGTTAAAGCTGAATGATGGGCATTATCGCCCTCAGGATAAAGTGTTAAGTTTATTGTACTGCCTATATTCATCGCTCCTTACCCTTGCGTATCACTTCTATCCCAGAAACAGCTTAAACTGCCATGCCATGATTTCAGCGTGGCTTTATGCGTTTTCCAAGCACAGCCGAGGGTGGTATCTTCTACGGTATTTGCTGCTAGGTTTATTGTCCAACTTCGTATTTCTGCTATAGTGTGGTTGTTTACTTTGATAATACCGTCTTTACCTAAATAGTTAGCCATAAACTTTTGCTCCTGGTTATGAAAGAGTAATGTTTCGTTGAGTATTATTTTGATTAGTCGCAGGTTTTGTTTAATTGCAGCGTAGGCCTGCGGTAAAGAGCAATAAAACGCATCGTTAAAACCCCTATCGATTGCTCACCTTCGTGCGAGATTAAAAGTTCAGCGTCTTCATCTAAGCGTAAGCTTTTCACTAAGCCGCCTAGAGTTTCATTCTTTGCTAAAGTTTGATTTACCTCTGCAGCTAACTGTTCTAGCTTTTCTTCTAGCTTGTCATTAGCAGTTGCAGTAATTTTTATTACAATTGGCTGCTCAATCATTTGCAGTAAATTGCCCGCTGGATTCATTGCAGACCAATCCTCGATTATGTTAGCTTTATCTAAGCTGATGGTAATAAGCGGCAATGCTTGTAGCGCAATCGGTAAATGCTGTTCCGCACTGACTTGCGCTTTCAGTAGTTGTGATGATTGCAATTGTTCAATAAGCGCTTGGCGGATTATGGTTCGTATGGGTTGCACTAACAATATCCGCGTCGTTGCAGCTCAAATTCAACCTCATGCTGAAAGATAACTGGCCAGCGAGTATTTACGGTTTCCTCTAACGCTTGTGTTATTTTCGCTTGGCAAAACACATGCGGAATACTAGGACCATGCAGCTCCATAATGGGTAAGCGTTTAGCGCCAGGTGCACGTTTGTATACGCCTCGATGTCCCGTCTTCATCGTTGCAATAAAAGCGCCTGCAATTTGCTTGCGCTGTCCATTCTGACCTTTGTATGTGACGCCAATGTTAGTTTGTGTTGCATGCGGATCAAGCTTAATTATCGGCAAGCGTTGTCCTCTTGCTTGCACTATCGCTTGTAGCTTGATACGAGTAGCTTTGAGTAAGGTAATGCTGCTGCGGATATCTTTTTGCTTGACGCTCATATCTTTAGCTATCAGCTTTACTGCTGCTGATTTAGCTGCTTGGCTGGTCTTGTTTAATGCACGGCTCGTTGCTAGTGGTAGTACTTGTTTTTGTAACTTACAAAGCATACTCTGTACATCTTGTAGGTTAAACTGAACACTAATAGTTTGCATGTCAATAAAATCTTTAAGGAGAATGATATGTTGTCAATATTAAAATATACATTAAAAGGGGCTTTAATCGGCGCAGTTTCTTTTTCAAGTGTAGTACTCATACCTACTCTTATAATTTTAATCATGAATTTAATAAACCGTGATTTCTCTAACTGGTCTCAGCCTTCTTCTGACCCTAGAGTAAAGCCTGGTGTAACCAACCTTGATATCGCACTAACTCAAAATTTAATACTCTTAGTTGGCGGTACATGCGTAGGTGCTACTTGTGGAGCTAGCTATGGTATTGCTAATTCAATCTATTCATTCTTTTCAAAGAAAACTCAAAATTCAAATGACAGACAAGATGTTAGAAATATCAACACTATTGATACACCTTCCGTAAATAAACAACAGAAGCTAGCCTAATTTTTGCATCTATGTTGAATGTATCCGTAAAAGCATAGATTTATATTACTTGCTCCAGTACTAATATAACAATATCAGTACCATCAGGCTTTATGCTGATAATCTGATAGGATTGTTGCTGTATTTTTATGTGAGTTTCTTTGCTTATACCAGTTAATTGACTTTCTGCACAGGTAAAAACTGGCTTGCGAGTTTCTACATCATTTACCAGTATAAAAGCATGGCTAAATAATCCCGCTACTTTGTTACCCCCAATAACTGCATGAATAGCAAACTCCTCTGGATTAAAAAATACCGCTAAATCTTCAGCAAATACCATAGGATAGAATGAGTTTATTTCTCATTAGCAGTAAGCTGCACAAGGCAAGCCTTTTGCCAATAGCCATAACCCACATTGCGCCAGGTATCTACGCCATACTGATGCTTATCTTCTTTAAACTCAAGCTCTGAGCCTTCTGCAATGGCTTTAAGCTGCACGGGGGTTTCTTCTTGCCGTATTAATGGCGCTACACTGCCATCGGTTCGAAATAGGACAAATTTATCATGCCAGGTTAATCTGGGATTCACCACATACTCTAAGCTAAAGTTGCGAGTTGCCGCTAAGTCATTGGTTTCAGCGCCACTTAAGACACTGCTATTAATCGCAGCATTGGTAATATCCATCCAACAAGTCGGTACCATTGCTAAAAAGCGGTTAGCATTCTCATTCATCGGCTCACCCTGGTCATCTTTAAACGATAGAATTTGCTGTACACCCTTCATTAAAGCAAACTTTATCGTTTTAGCGCTGGGATAATTCAAGTTACCTCGCTCTGCTTCTGGAAAGGGTAACTTATCCAACTCAAAGGTAAAATGATTACTTTGTCGCTCTGCTTTAGGTACGCTAGGATTATCACAATGTTGGGTAGAGAAGAAAGCTTCTTTATCATAGCAAGGGTTTTCTTCTCCTAGCATGATTAAATCGGTTAATAGCTTAGCCCAGTGCGTATTGGTACGCTCAGCCAATTCTCGTATACGTATCATAATTTGTCCTGTTTTATCTCGACGCAGCTCTCGTAACATGACTTCTACCGTGGCTTCAAAATGCTGGTTAGTAATGGTAAAACCTTGCTCGATAAAGCCTGTAGTTTGCCTGCCACCTTTCCATTCCCGCATCACAGGACTTTGCCCTAACCAGAGGTAGGTTTCGCTGTCATTATCCGAATGAAACAGCATAGATACTTGGTTAATCCAACTATTGCCTGCATCTTGCTCTAAGTGTCGGTAAAACTCGCCGATAATTGCTCGGCTGGATAGGTGTTTTGCGCTCATAGGTGTGCCTCTCTAGTAATGAGTGAATTAATTTATTTGTTGCTAAAATTGGTAATATAGTTGTTACTA